GAAACTTATGGAGTTAAATTCGTACCTGATACTAAGCACGCTTTGAAACAGATAGAGGAATTTCCAATTCGTGATGGGGCTAGCATACAAGGATGTTTAACAATTTATGAACATCCGCCAGAAGTTATACCACTGCATTTATACAAAGTTACATATGACCCTTATCGAGATGATAATATTGAGAAAATGAGTAAAGGAGTATCTTTAGCTGCAATCTATGTACATAAAGCAGTACAAAAATTTGACGGTGTATATGATATGTTAGTAGCTCATTATGTAGGTAGATTACCAAATGTAGACATGCTTCATGAAATAGCTATTAAGATATCTTTGTATTACAATGCTAAACTAATGGTTGAAATGAACTTAAACGGATGTTACAAATATTGTATTGAAACTAAACGACTAGGTTTGCTTGCACCTACACCCATGACTACTATTGGGAAGATTAATCCTAATATAAAACAAAGGTATAATGTAGGTATCAAGATGACTGAAGACTTAATCATTCAAGCTGAACAGTATCTAATTAGATGGCTATTAAAGGAACGGGATAATGAGTATGACGAACTGGGCAACATAGTAAAAACATACCGTAACATTAACTATATTTATGACAAACCACTTTTACAAGAATTGTTAAGCTATAACAGGGTTATAAATACGGATAGAGTTTCAGCTTTATTGTTGTTAATGCTGTGGTATGAAGAGAATAAAGAATTGAAACCTAAAGAAGAATTTGCAGAAGTTGAAGAAAAGAAAACCATATACACAATATTTGATAACTCGTATTATAGATACCAGAGTCAAAATAAATTCCTGTAACACAAAATTAAATATATACAACAGTGGGAGAATTTACAGAATCAGCTAAATTTCTAACTGGTTTGCATAATGGTAATAACAAAGCACCATATGAACTGAGAGATAGGATATCATACAAGAAGAAGATTGCTAATAATTATGCTTGGGCTAAGGCTAAAGCAGATTACTACGATGGGCATTCAATGATGTCTTTTGAAAATAAGAGAAAAATAAAAGAATACTATGATTTGTTTCATGGTAAATTTGACACTGCTCAGTATAAGAATGTGGCTAATCCATTTAACTTACAAGGCAGTGATTTTTCTCAAATAGAGCATATTGATATTTTATCATTACCGTTACGTGAACTTATTGGAGAAGAAATCAAGCGCCCGTTAGCAATGACGGCAATTGCAATTAACACAGACAGCTTGTCTGAGAAGCGTACAAAGATTACTGAAGCATACAAGAAGTTTGTTTATGATGAAATTATGGCAGGTGTACAACAACAGTTGGAACAACAGATGCCAGGACATGAGAAAGATGAAAAGCTACATCAGCAGTATCAGCAGGCTCTTGAAGAACAGACTCCGCCTAAGCTTAAAGAATTACTTAGTGAAGCTAATAAGCTGCCTGAAGAAACTTTAGCACAGCACTTATTAACATATCTTATCAAAGAACAGGATATGGCAATTAAGTTCAACAAAGGTTGGGAAGATGCTATTATATCTGCACATGAGATTTATTATATTACTAGTATACGCAATAAGCCTATAGTACAGCGTGTTAATCCTATGAATTTCTTTTACATTAAGTCTAAGGATTCAGAATGGATACAAGACTCAGAGGCATGTGTACATGAACGTGTATTAAATCTTTATGAAGTGTACGATGAATTTGGACATGAAATGACTGAAGAAGATAGATTAAAACTTGATGAAATATTGTCAGGTAAAAGTTTAACTTCACAAGGTCTTACAGCGATTGATGCTTTAGGTATCAAGATGATTGCAGATGTTAATACAATGGAATTAGTTGCTTCAAATATTTCATACGAGGATATTCCAATTAAGAACTTGAAGTTCAGAGTTGCGCATATTGTGTGGAAATCAATGAAGAAAGTTATATTCTTAACTACTACTAATCCAGAAGATCCAGAAGGTGAGCCAGTAGAAGTTGTTGTAGATGAGTCTTATATCTTTAATCCAGAATTTGATTTGGCACAACAAGTAGCTTGGGTACCAGAGTGGTGGGAAACTACTAAGATAGGAACAGAGCTTTATATTAAGATGCAACCATTGAAAAATCAGTATCGTAATATTGAAGATCCGTACAATGTAAAAGGCTGTTTCTATGGTTTAACTTATGATAGTAATAACAGTACACCTACTTCATTACTTGGACGTGGTTTAGAATGGCAGATTTATTATGATATTATTTGGTACAGGCTTAAAGAAGCTATTGCTAAAGATTATGGTAAAGTAATGATAGGTTTGGCATCTCAGATACCAAGTGATATTGGACCAGAGAAATGGTTGTACTACTTGTTAACTAACAAGATAGGTTTGATAAATCCTAATGCTGAAAATATGATGGGCAGTGATCCACAGTATTGGAAATCTATTGATATGTCTAACTCTGCGGATATTGCTAAGTATATTGAACTATTGAATTTCATAGAACAGCGTTGTCTGAAGGCTGTAGGCTCAAATGAAAATAGACTAGGTACAGCTACTCCGTATGAAACAGTTGGTAACAATCAGCAGAAATTGATACAGTCTTCTAATATAACAGAATACTTCTTCTTGATGCACAATAAACTAAAAGAAGTTGTGTGCACTGCTATTGTAGAACAAGCGAAGATAGCGTATAAAGATAAAGAGCCGTTTGTATTGACGTATATTGTTGATGAATTAGAAAAAGTGTCTTTCAATATGGACCCAAATAACTTAGCGATGTCTGAGTTCGGGGTATTCTTGACTAATTCAGCTGAAGACTTCCAGTCTATTCAGCAACTTAAATCGTTGGTACAACCGCTTATACAGAATAGTAATGGAGACTTTAGATACGTAATGGAAGTACTTACAGCTAAAAATCCTGCAACTATTAAACGTCTAAGTGAGCTTCAACATCAAGAGATGGTACAGCAACAACAGGCACAACAACAAGCTCAGCAACAGCAAGTTCAAGCTCAAATTGAGGCACAAGCTAAATTAGCCAAAGAACAACAAGATTGGCAAGCTGAACAAAATCAATTAGATCGTGACTTTAGATTAAAAGAAGCTATGATTAAAGGTATGGGCTTTGCACAAGATACTGATGTTAACCAGAACTTAATTCCTGATATGTTAGAGATATCCAAGTTCACACATGATGCTCGCATTAAACAACAAGAGATGAGCCTAAGAGAACGTGAGCTAGTTGAGAATAATGTATCAGAAGAACGTGACCGTCAAATTAAATTAAAGGAATTAGAAATCAAAGACAAGGAAGCTAACACACGTGCCAAACAGAAGACGGCAAAGTAGTAAATGAAAAACAGAATAAAATAAAAACCAAAAATAAAAAGTAAACCACAACACAGCACAACATGGAAGGATTACAAAAATTAGATAGCTCTTGGTCATTGATTGAGGGTGATGGTATAGACATCTTGGAAACTACAGATGATATACTAAAAGGAGTTGAGACAGTGGAAGAGACTCCTGTATATGATGAAGAAGAGGACGATGATGTTCTCACCAATACTAGAAAATTAGATAGTTCTATTGTTACATCTAATCCAGAGTTTGAAGAAGGTGATGATAGCACATTCAGAATTCTGGCACGTGACTTTACAGAAAAAGGAATTGCTGATTTTCCAGATGATTGGAGTGGAGATGAAGATGAATTTAGAGCTATTATTGTTGAGTCTGCTAAAGATAAAGTATTAGAGCAATACCAGCTTCATAATCCAGTAGTTAGTGGATTTTTACAATATGTATCTGCTGGTGGTAAACCAGAGAAATTTATTGAAACATTGAACGGACCTACGTTTGATGAGAATAATGACCGTGATGTTTACACATTGTATTTGAAGTCTACAACCAAGTTTAATGATGACAAGATTGAAAAGCTTGTAGATAGAGTAGAAGCTTTAGAAGAATTGGAAGAAGAGGCAGAAGCTGCTAGAGAGTGGTTTAAAGAGAATAAATCTCAGCAAATTAAATCAATTACTGAACAGCAAGAACGCGAAGCTGAGTTACGTAAGCAGCAAGAACAAATTGATTTGCAAGAACGTCGCAGATTAATTAGTACTGCAAAGCAGTTAAACGGAGTTCCTATTGATAATAACAAAGCATTCGAGAAATTTTACTTTGATGCTACAGACACATTTAAATACGAGGACACTGTATATAAAGTCACTCCATACCAAAAACGATTGTTAGAACGTAATGCATCGGACGCGGCTAGACGAGAGCATGAGTTGTTACTAGCATATCTAGAATTTAGTAATTATACAATTAAGGATGTACAAAAGCAACAGCGTCAAGCTGCAACTAGTACGTTAAAACAAAGTTTGGAAAAGACAATACAACCTAAAAGAATAGTAAAATTAGTAAACTAAACAAATTATGCAATTTAGAAAATCGAAGTTTGAGCTTTATAAGCAAAACGACCCAAAAACTTCTTGGGCAAATTACACAATGGAAAACCATTTAGCATATAACGCATATATCAAACCTACAAAATTAGGTGAAGATGCTATGCAATTTGTATGCACAACAAAATCTTTATCTCGTAATCTTACTCCACTTACGGATATGACTAAAGGTAAAGGTAAAGTAAAAATGATTGATACTTCAGAATGGGAATGGAAATTATATGGTATTGGATATCGTCCAGCTATCGTATTAGAAGATTATGAAGTAGACAATTTATTTTTAGGTAAAGGCCAGTCTAAATTTAAAATTAAATTAGATTGTGACTATTTCCGTGTTGGTGATATCCTTATCCCACGCGGTCCTAAACAGTTCCAAGTACGTGTTCAAGAAGAACCTTATGCAGATGGTGATGGTACAGTTTATACTGTAAGCTTGATCACTGATGACCATAACTTCTTCTTACCAAAACAATTTACACGCCCAGGCGAACAATGGAAAAAAATTGGTACATCTTATTCTGAAGCTCGTATCGGTGCTGGTTCTACATCTTCGGGTGATATGCCTCACTTCGTTATGCGCTCTTGGTTAACTAAGATGGCTAAATCTTACCGTATCACTGGTGATGCAGCTGCTGCTAAATTAGTAGTTAAACCTTATCTTGAAGTTGAAGGTGGTAAATACCAACAAGCTTCTAGCGATATGTGGTTTACTGTTCAAGAAGCTATTGCTGAACGCGAATGGAAACAAGAAAAAGAAATGATGGCTATGTACTCTCGTTCAACTCGTTCGTTGATTGATGAGCAAACTGGTCTTCCTGTTAAACAAGGTCCTGGTCTACAAGAATTGTTGGAAGAAGGTAATATTCAATATTACAACAAATTCAGCATCAACTTGGTAAAAGACTTCTTGCGTGACATTTTCTTTGATCGTATCGAATTTAAAGATCGTAACATTTATATGCTTACTGGTCAAATTGGCCTTGAATTATTTGACGAAGCAGTTAAAGACATTGTTAATGGCAGCTTCAGCGATCAAGCAACTTACTACATTGATGACAATGGTAACAAAATGGATCGTAGTCAAGGTGGTTCATTAGGATATGGTAACTACTACAAAGTATATAATATGATGTGGGGTAAATTGATTCCAATTCACTTCCCAGCATACGATAACCGTGATTTCCACACAGAAATTAATCCTGCCACAGGATACCCAGTAGAAAGTCAACGCTTTACTTTTGTAGACTTAGGTTTTGGTGACGGTCTTGGCGGCGATAACTTGTATTGGATCGAGAAAAGCAAAGGTGAGAAATTTGGTTATACTTGTGGTACTTACGGTCCATACGGTCCTACCAATGGTTTGAATATGCCAATGTCTCACTCTAATGACTGGTTTGAAGTTATTCGTGAATCTAGTCAAGGTGTTCAACTTACTGATCCACATAAAACAGGCGAATTGATTTTCAACTTACAGTACTAGAAATTAAACAGACAAGAAAAAATAACTAAACACAACACAGCGAAATTATGGAAAAACTAATATATGTGAAACCTGTAAAAGCAGGATCTAAATTTTGGCAGAAAACTGCTGATGTTAAAGGATATCAAAACTTTCCTGAGACACGTAAAATTTACCCTATATTATGGAGCAATGATAATCATAAATTTATATTTGAAGGCTTGACTGATGATCAAGTAAAAGACTTGGCTAAGAAAGCTAAATTGTCATACGAGACTGGTCCAAGCAGAAATACTATAATTTATGATGTAGATTTGTACCACAAAGATGATCCTTTCTGTAACCACAAAGATTTAAACATTCGTATTTTTGACGATACTTTAACATTCAACGTAGATGTACCATTGGAGCAATTAAAGCTAGCCGCATTTAAAGCATACCCAATTGTTGCACTTAACGAAGATGAAATTAAAAATACAGCTAATGCTAAATGGGTTGTAGTAGATAAAGATATTGAAGAAAAGAATGCTATCAAAGCTTATACGCAAGCAATGGAAGTAAATAAATATTTTACTCCTGGACAATATTATTTGTCACCTGCTAAAATGCGTGCTTTGTTGGTAGCGTATAACGATGTTAAACTTAAATTTAACGAAACTACTGATCCAGCCTTAATTGCTAAAGAACTTTATAAAAGAGCAACTGATACTACAGTTATCGATGGTAATACTAACCAAGCTAAATTCTTTCAATTGTTAAAACTTAGTGAGGATGAACTTGGAATTAGAACATTTATAAAAGATGCATCAGATTCAGGTATACTACGTATAACTAAAGGCGCGTATAAATTTAATGGTGTAGAAATAGCACCTACATTTGAACTGCTTGTTAAGCGTTTAAGTAAGCCTGAGGAGTCTTTGCTGTATGATCAGATTGCTGATGCTTTAGAGGTTAAGAGAAAAGGTAAGTAATCCCCCAAAAACTAAACAATGTACGATATTAACTTAATGCATTACGGATTTCGTCGCCGAGCTAATAAAGTAGATAGTCTGCAAAACAGAAACTTTTACGTAGAGCAAATTGACGATTATTTAAATGAAGCACTTAATTCGTACGTTAATGAATTATTAAAGGTAGCAGAGTACAATAAAAGTGTAGATGATTCATTACAAGTATTACTTAAAACTGATACACTGTTGCCTATTGGAGATGTTACAGCCAAGATTGTTAAAGCTACTTTACCTGTAGATTACTTACGCCATGTGCGTAGTTACAGTAAAGCTTCAGCAGAATGCTGTGGTGTTGTTCAAGATATAAAACATTACCGTATACAAGGTGATGATGAGAACGCGTATATAGAAGATCCTTTATACAAACCTAGCTATTTATACAGAGAAACTGGATACAGGATTGTTGGTAATACTTTACGTATACTTAAAGGTGAATTAGATATTCAACAAGTATTTATGGACTATTATGCAAGACATCCTAGATTAGGTAATCCTGATAATGCTAGAACTGGTGCGTATAATTTAGCTGATGGAACTCCAGCAGTACAACAAAGTCTATTATTTACTAACCCAAAACAAGCGGATATTATAATGGATTTAGCAGTACTTGCTTCATATGTAGATACAAACAATCCTACATTTCAAACTCAAGTAAGCAAAATGACTTCAATGGGAAGTCAATAATATTTCAGCGAGTAACTATTAATGTAACAAAACAAAACAAATCAATCAGATGATTTCAAATGTAACACGCGAGAATCTGTTGGTAGCAAAAGGTAACTATGCTTTATTAGCTGTAGACACACCTTTGTATCAAACAGATGGTAGTATTTCCTTGATGCCAGGACAGTTAGGCATCTTTAGTTCTAAAACTCATAAAGCAGTAGATGCAACAAATATCGCTGCACAAGACAATATTTATATCGCAATCGGTATGGATATGGATGGTGATGGTGTATCTGACCAAATCCGTAAAGTAGCAGGTGAAAACCTAAACGAACGTCAAATCCAAAAAGCATCAGCAGAACCACCTCGTGGCGCATGTCCTGAAATCCAAGATTTTATGTTTGACTGTACAGATTGTGGTACTGATTATGGTATCAAAATTCAAGTAGATTCTACTGATCTACACTTGTATGCAGCTCCTTATCAATTATTCACATATCCAGTAAATATTATTACTGATCCTTGTGATGACTGTACTGAAGACTGTACTCCTACAGCTCACGCATGTGAGGAAATCGTATGTAAATTGATTGATCAAATCAATCGTAAATCTTTGTACGCAGACGGTTCAACTAAAACTAACTTAGTACCTAACAACTTCCCATTTGAAGTAGAACGTCTTTATTCTACAATTACTTCATTCACACTTCCATGTGTTGAAGATACTTGCGGCAAAGGCTTTATCTGCGCATTAGATGAAATCGTAATAAACAATGATGCTAATACTCCAGGTCCAGATATCACACTTACTGTTCCAGCTACGCTAGCGAATGGTGATGGGTATATGCTAATTGGTCAAATCAAATTGTTGGAAAATGCTTTAAATGCATTGTTAGTTGAAGAAGGTATTCCTGGTAAATTTCATGTTGAACAAAAATGTACAGATAGCTGCTATACAGTTAGCTTAAATAGCTGCGCATTATTGGTTTCAGCTACATTAGTTGGCGGCACTGGTTGTGATGATCCTATTGTATTAAATCCT